TGTTGTCACTCATTGGTGTTTCTCCTTGTTGTGTGAGTGAATGTTGCTATGAACGAATCTTTCAGTTGTGTCGATGGGTGTAAGAGGGTCTTACACACAAGGGTTGCCGTTGAAGTCGACCTGCGAACGGTCGAACACGGGCGTGAACAGGTACCGGCCAGGCGTGGCGACATTGGCACGCTCGAAAGGCACCGTGTCCTCCACATGGGTCACCGCCCACCGTTCGTGCGTGTCCACCACCTGCCACGCAATCGGATGGAATCCGTGTTTGCGTGCACGGGCGACAACACGGTCGATGTTGTTGTCGATGAGCCTGTTGGTTCTGTTGTTTCTGTCGTTTGTCATGATGACCTTTCTACTTGCCGAGGATGATGAGGATGATGCCGGTGCACACAAGCGTCATAGCCATGTGGTACACAATCAGGAAATCCGTGAACTGCATTACCGTCCTCCTTTCTTGTTGATGCGGATACGCCAGTCGTTCATCCACGCGATGCCGATGAGCGCAACGATGATGGCAACCTTCTCCATCACTTGACGGACTTGGGCTTGGAAATGTGACGGGCGTTGCGCTTGGTGCGCACGAGGCAGCGCTTCTCCCAACGAGAGAAGTAGTCGTAACTCGGCAAATTCACCGACTGCGTGAACGGGAACCGCTCGAACTCGTCGACGTCGATTTCGTAGTAGACAGTCATCACTTGACCGCCTTGGGCTTGCGGACGCCGATGCGGTGGTTGCGGTGACGGCGCATGTCCTCCGTGTCGGTCACGCAGTAGCGCCAGTTCACCGACTGCGTGAACGGGAACCGCTCGAACTCGTCGACAGCGAAGTAATCCACCTCGTCGAAGTCCTCCGCCAGTTGCTCACACACCGCGATGCGCTCGTCGATGAATGCGTTCAGCGCTTCCAGCACGCGAAGAGTGTCCGTGTGAGGAATGCCGAAAATTGTGATTGGGTTGATGGTCATGATTGACCCTTTCTTGTGAACTCCCCAGCGTACTGAGGAGTGGCATGGACACCGTGTAAGAGGTCTTACAACATCACACGGTGTACACGCACCCGTCAGCCCGAAGGCATCAAGAGTTCGTCAGGCGATGCGCTCGAACGACCAGCGATTCAGCATGTCGGTGCGAGCGTTCTCCTGCTCGTCGCACAGCATCTCCACCAGTTCCTCGTCGGAGCACGACAGCACCGTGTACGACACATTGCCAGCCCACATGGGTGCAGTCAACATGCGCTCATCCACGAGACGCTGTTCCGCCAGTTCCGCAAGTTCTGCGAAGTCAGTTGTCATTGTTGTTTCCTTTGTTGATACACACCGCAGTGTGTTCCCTGCACACTCATGCAGAGAACCATCACCACCCGCCGAAGCGGGTGGCAACAGTTCACGACATCAGTCAATGAAACGGTCAGCCCTGCTTGGACTGCTCGACAGTGAACTCGCCAAGCACATCAAGCAGAAACTCGATGTTGTCAGTCATGTCGTCGATGGCCTGCTGGTTGTAACGCTCACCACGCATCATGCGAGTCTCCTCGACATCACGCAAAGTGTCCCACACATCAAGTTGGGCATTCACGAACAGTTCCAACGACGCCGTGTTGACATCGACCGACCGGTGGTAAGTGTCGAGCAACGCAACCAACTTTGACAGTTCCTGCATCCTCACCGTCGCATCCAGCCCATCCGCCAACAGCGAACGAACCGTCACCGACAGCAACCACACACGCCGAACCACGTGCTGTTCCAATGTTGTCATCACAAGTCTCCTTGCTATCTACTGCGACTCACCATGAATCGCATGGTACGCATAGACGGAATCGAACCGTCACCGATGTACAGTCGGCGCAACCATGCATGCGTTGTTGCGGTGTAAGAGGTCTTACAACCTCACTTGGTCTGGAAGACCGCCTTCGTTGCGATGGCGATGACCTCCGCCGACAGCCCCGCCTTGCGGAGAGCGCGAGCGAACTCAGCGTCGCTCACCGTCACCGTCGAAACCTTGCGGGTCTTCGCCGGTGCAACCGTCTTCTTTGTGCCCGCCTTCTGCTTGACGATGGCATTCATGCTCAGGCACGCCTTCGCACCGCCGATGATGTTCGCCTCCGCCCACTCAATGTGAGTGATGGAAACACGCACCGTCTCAGGCGTGAACTTGTCCTGGGCTGTGCCCTTGACCGCCTTGACGAACGCCTGCGAGAACGCCAGCTTGTTGTCCCAGCCGTCCTGCACGAACGCACGGAACACCGCCAGCCATGCGAGCACGACCGCCGAGTCGGCGTTGTTCACCTCCTTCGCGAGAGAGATGAACTTGGTCTTGGGCGTGGTGCCCTTGCCCTGTGTCGTTGCCAATGGATGCTCCTTCTGTAAGAGGGTCTTACAACCCTGAGGGATAGGTGGAAGCGCATGAACCGTTCACACGCAGTCAGGGTTCTTGTCCCGTTCCACTAATAGAATGTACGGACTTATCCGCCTTTGCCCTTGTACCTGTTGGGGGGCTGTCAGGTCATGCAGGCACAGGGGGGCAGGGGTGGGGGTGCGCCCCCTCCGCCACGCCCGACACAAAGGGACTCATGTGACGCAGGGCCGCATGGATAGGTTTCACGGTTTTGGGGTGGTGTCAACGTGTGCTAGTAATGGCCCGCCCTGTTTTGCTTGCTGTGTAAGCGTTTTATAGGGTCACCATTTGACTTTGTTGGCCCAGTATGCGGCGCTCATTGGGCCTTTGGCGATGTTCTTTGCGTGGCGTGTTTGGAATCTTTTGCGCCTGGATGCATAGGCTTTGGATTCTCCAGCCTTTTTGGGTGAGCCTTTGACGCCTTGCTGTCCGAATCGGATGGTTTTGATTTGGCCACCGGATTTGGCTACGACGATGTGGGATTTGGTGGGGTGGTTGGGTGTTGCTTTCGGCTTGTTGTAGCCGCTAACACCAGCTCGTGTCAGACGGGAGTCTTTCTTTGCTGCCATGAATTGCCTCTATTTCTAGTATCATACCCACAGGGATATGGTTGATGTCCCCAACCGTTTTGGGGGCGTCCTCACCGTTCTCAAAAACGGTTCCTACCAGGGTCAAATAGTTTTCCTGGCAGTCCTTCCAGTATCGTCCGATTGTGACCGCAACCATGTCCTCGGGCTCGTAGTCGTCAATGTCGTGCCAACCGCTGTGGGGACTATAGGCGTCCCTCCAGCGGACCCGGATGTGTTGCCATTCTTTGAGTTCGTCGATACGCATCGGGTTCCTTCCTAATCGGGGTTCGCTTGGGGCTCCCCCGATGTGTATGCGATACCGGTGAAACCGCCTTGCGGGCGGTTTTCTGTTTACCCCCCCTATAGTCCCCCCCATACGTTACCTGAGAATCATTCCCACTTTAGGTAACAAACACCCCCTAAGATATGAGAGAAGAAACCGTACTTACGGACCAGCAGCAGGAATACCTTGAGTGGCTCTGCACTGCTCCGCAGGAGCGTATTCCTGCTTCGAAGAACAAGATGGCGACCCATTTGGGGGTGGATGTCAAGACTTTGCGCCGTTGGGAGAAGAAGGAGGTTTTCCGTCGCCAGTGGTAGGAGAAGGTGGACACTATCCAGGGGTCTCCTGAGCGTACACAGGCGGTGCTGGACATGTTGTATAACAAGGCTGTCCAGGATAATGATGTGAAGTCTGCTCATTTGTATCTTCAGGCTACGAACCGTATGGCTCCGCCTACGGTCCAGGTGAATTCCGACCGGAAAGCTCAGGAATTGTCTGATTCGGAGTTGGATGAGTTGATTGCCGCGCTTGCGGCCCGTGAAAGGGAATCTAGGAATCTGCGGGTTGTCTGATGGATTTGCGTGAGTGCCGTATTTGTGGGGAGGAGTTCCCGGCTGGTTGGCCTTCTTGCCCGTTTTGTGACGCAAACCCTACGGCTCCCAAGCCCAGTGAGGATGAATGGAACTAAAAGAACTTATAAATGAACGGGAGTGGCGCCTGTGCAAGGGGCCTGAGGACGCTAGCGAATCTGATTTGGCTGATGCGTTTGAGTATTTCTGTTCGACGTACTGGTATATACGACACCCTGAGCGGGGGCGCATCTTGTTTGAGATGCGGGAGGCACAGAAGGAGACTGTTTATGCGTGGATTGCAAACAGAAACTCTATTGTTCTCAAGGCCCGCCAGATTGGGTTTTCGACTCTGGCTGCGGCGTTTGCTTTTTGGGAGGTTTTCTTTTGGTCGGACC